ACCATGCCGACTATGTTCGACCTGCGTGGGTAGAAACCAAAACAAAGACTATTGAGATTGAAGATCACATATTTTATAGATGGGAGAAGTGAAAATGTTAAATAGAAAAATGTTACAATATGTTGAAGATGAACAAGACTTTGATGGTCATTGGGATAATAGTGGTAAAGCCGAAGATGGTTGGAAACTATGGAATTGCAATAAAGAAGAAATAGATTATTGGGTTTGCAACGATGCTGATGATAAAACTATGGACTACACCAACAAAGGTGGTAAGTATTGGTTCAAAGAAATAAAATGTGGAAACAGTAGTAACTTAATGTCATATTGCAATAGGCGTGATGGTGGTAATGGTTGCACCAATCCTAGACCAGACGGCACAAGACACCCAGATAGATTACAACTTGGAGAACTAAACTTTTTAGGTAAGGATGAGAATGGAAATGTTGTTGTAGGTCAACATCCTAGTCTTAACTTTGCAAATCGTAATCCTGCCATTGTTGCAATACAAATCGCTCAAGCAGTTGTTGCAAAACAAAATAGAAATCTTATCAACATAGGTTATGGACAAAAAGCTAATGTTAAACCAGAATTCTATGAAAAGGTAAGTGAACTTGTTGGTGAAATGCCTGTGCAAAAAGCATCAGAATATGTCGGAGATTACAAATAATGAACATATTTTATTTGAGTAACTATGTCGATGAGTGTGCAAAGATGCACGTTGACAGTCATGCAAGTAAAATGATTATTGAGTATGCTCAACTTATGTCTACTGCACATCGTGTATTGGATGGAGAAGAGTATTATGGTAAGACTGCAAATGGACGCAAGATTAAACGATGGAAACTGAACTCTAATCTTGAACAGGTTCTATACAAGGCATCTCATGTAAATCACCCTAGTGGTATTTGGGTTCGACAATCAAGAGAAAACTATGAATACCTCTATAAATTATGGACACATCTAAACGATGAATTTATGTATCGTTACAATAAAGATGTGCCGCATGAGAGTTACCGTAAATTGCATGAGGCACTTGCATTGCCTCCTATGAATATTCCAGAAGGGGAATTTACACAACCAACTCCAGCAATGCCTGATGATGTCAAAAATGAATGTTCAGTTTTGGCTTATCGAAATTACTATATAAAGTATAAACAACATCTGGCAAGATGGACTAAAAGAGGAGCGCCGCATTGGTATGAGCAAGTGGGATTACGAACTGCCTGAACTTAGGGCAAAGGTTGCAACTTTGACAGCACAAAACGAAGCATTAAAACACGACTTGAAAGAACTAACTAGTTCTTACTATGGGGTAATAAATAGACTAAGAGATGCTACTTCTATTGAACCATTAACTCCATATGAGGAAAAACGATGGGAAGAACATCGTAAACGTATTATGGAAGAAAAATAGTATATGCCAAATTATGATTTTATAAACAATGAAACTGGTGAAGTAGAAACTCACTTTATGAGTATCTCAGAACTTGATAAGTTCAAAGAAGAAAACCCAAACCTAACCAGAAAGATTACTGCACCGGCAATTGTAAGTGGTGTTAGTGGTAGTGGGCCCAAAGTATCTGATGGTATGAAGGAAGTCTTTGCAAAGGCAGCAGAAGCACATCCAAATAGTCCACTTGCAGATAGGTATGGTAAAAAGTCAATTAAAGAAATTAAGACTAGAGAAGTCTTGAAGAAACATAAGGTGATAGAATAATATGGGAAAAGCAAAAGATATTCGTATTGATAACATGGTATCAGTAAGTCCTGTTACCGACAATCAGAAAAAGGCATTTCAAGATTATAAGTTAGGAAAAAATCTTTTCCTCTATGGTGCTGCTGGAACTGGTAAAACATTTGTGTCTCTCTATCTTGCACTGCAAGAAGTTTTGAGAAACGAAACAAAATATGATACAGTTTACATTGTTCGTAGTGCAGTTCCAACTCGTGAGATTGGTTTCTTGCCAGGTGATGAAGAAGATAAGACAGCACTATTTCAAGTCCCATATCAGAATATGGTTAAGTTCATGTTTGAACAACCAAATGAACAGGCGTTCAGTATTCTCTATGACAGACTGAAAAACCAAGGTTCGTTGATGTTTCTTACAACTTCATTTTTGCGTGGTATCACATTAGATAACGCAATCATTATTGTAGATGAATGTCAGAACTTAACATTCCATGAACTAGATACAATCATTACTCGTGTGGGTATGGATTCAAAGATTATGTTCTGTGGTGATTTCTTTCAATCTGATTTGCAGAGAACTTCAGACAAGAATGGACTAAAACATTTTATGAGTATTCTAAGAGGGATGGATTCTTTTTCAAATATTGAATTTACAATTGGTGATATTGTTCGTTCTGGTATGGTGAAAGAATATTTAATTAGTAAAATCAAATTGGGGTTAGATAATAATGGCTAAAGTATTTAAGTCTGCCGTTACTGCACATGAACCAATGCCAAAAGGAACTTCTATTGGTAGAGGTAATGTGAAGAAGGCATCTATGAACAAAGATAAAAAGCGTTCATGGAAAAAATATCGTGGGCAAGGTTAATAAATCTATTGACTTAACCTAGTAAATTGTATATAATATGTTAAAAATGTGAGGTGAAAACTATGTTTAATCATATCGGGGTTGATATCCCAGAAGTAAAAACTAAGAACGTCAACAGCAAAAGATTTTATGTTGCTCCAGACGGAAATTTGTTCCCATCAATTACAACAGTTCTATCTGTTCGCAGTCGAGAAGGACTGGCAGAATGGCGTAAACGTGTTGGCAATGATGTTGCAAACTACATCTCTCGCACAGCTGCAACTCGTGGAACTAAGGTTCACCAGATGTGTGAGGATTTTCTAAACAACCAAGAAGTAGTAAAGGACAATCGTGAGTTCTTGCCTTGGTGTTTGTTTCAACAACTAAAACCAGTTCTAGAAGAAAAAGTAAATAACATCTACGCTCAAGAATGTGGGTTGTGGAGTGATAAATATAAAGTGGCGGGCCGTGTAGACTGCATTGCAGAATACGATGGCGTTCCATCTATTATTGACTTTAAGACTTCACGTTCTACAAGGAATGATGAATACAATGAGTCATATTACATTCAGGCGTCTGCTTATGCAGAGATGTTTGAAGAACGAACTGGAACTCCAATCGAACAGATTGTTATTCTGGTTGTAACAGAAGATGGACAGATTCAAGAGTTTGTGAAAAAGAAGCACGAATATTTGCCTCTCCTTGTAGAAACCATTGAACAGTTTGTCTCCGAATGGGAGAAAGAAAATGATACGCAAACTGGCGGTGATTCTACTGTTATCAGTAGTGTCACTGCATAATGCAATCGCAGCACCACAATGGGCACAAAAACCCATACAATGTGGAACAGTTGAGGAAGTTTTAAACCTAGTAAACAGTTATGGAGAACAACCATATATTTTCTTTGAAGGTAAGACTAGTAGACCCGATGTAGGGGCCACACTTCACACTAAATTTGTTATTACAATGAATCCAGAAGAAAAGAATTGGACACTCATTGAAATACCAGACGATGAACAGGCCTGTATATTAGGTGCCGGAAAAGGTGAATTAAATATTGCAGATGTTGGAATTACTACTTGACAATTTAATACCTCTGTGGTATAAATAGAATACAGTTTGTTGATACAAACCAAATACTAGACAGGACGGCGGTGCGATACCGCCCGCCTCCACCATAACTACATCGGCGTTGTGGCCGGTTTATGAAAGACTCTACTGGGTAGCATCATTAAAGACCGATGTAGTTATGATGGGGGCGAAATAGGATCGACTGATGGGGATAGGTAAGAGTAGAACTGTGGGATGGATGCCTAATAGTCCAAAAAAACTAAACGCAAACGATAACTTTGCACCTCAAGATTTTGCTCTAGCAGCATAATCGGATAGGGTTTCGGTAGGTTTCCTAGTAACAGAATAACCTACCAAATTATTCGTTCATCCTTTTAGGACGGAAGTAGCATAATGCGAAGGAACGCACTTAACCTTTTAATTGAGGAGAAGTGTTATGACTTTCTACCAGGCATGGTGTTATAAAAAGGCACTAGAAGAATGGAAAAAAAGACAAACGCTAATGATTTTATTCAGAAGCAGATTTGAAGGGTAGTGCCTTAATACACTCGTGTGGATCAACGGTTAGTCCACAACACACACGACACAACACACAAAGGAGAATAGTTATGTCTAATAGTAAAAACCCATTTGAACTACGGTTCGACACATTGGCTCTTGCCAAAGATATGCTTGATCGTCAGTATGACACAGCACAAACTCAAATGTTTGAAATGCTAGAACAAGCAAAAACTCAACAAAAAGATCTCGTAGAAGTTTTTGAGAAGTATACACCAAAAATGTATACTCCAGAAGAGATTGCAAAACAGGCTGAAGAACTTTATAAGTTTGTCACCAAAAAAGACTAATGCAGTTTGGGAATGGTCTGTTCGCCCAAGTAAAACTTAGTAGGAACACAACTTAGAGGTCGTAGATGGATACATCGCAGACCATGCAACACTCGTTTATTTGAGTGCTCTGCTTTATAACGATGGGGGGTGGGGCGCCCTGCCCCCTATCACTTAATAGGAGTATATAATGAATCTAGAAGAACTAGCAGTGATGACACCGAAGAAATTTGCAGTGATAATTGAAAAGATGGTTGGTGATGCAAGTGGAGGCGTTACATATATGGATGCAATTCTAGAGTATTGTGAAAAACATCAGATGGAGCCCGATGCGATTGCTCCCCTCATTTCAAAACCACTCAAAGAAAAACTAGAAGCAGATGCAAGAGAACTCAACTTCTTGCCCAGAGTAGCAACCCT